TAGTTATTTAGTCTCCTTCCTCTTGGTTTGAACGTAGGCTTAAATCCATGAATACGGAAGGCTTCATCATCTCCACTAGAAGAAAAACTTATTCGGTGCTGAAATCCAGTGCCACCACCAAAAACTCTTTTCCATGTTTTAGTACGATAAAACTCTCTTTCGTAAACTTCTCCTCCAGATGTATAAGCAGTAAATGCAGAACTATCGATACCATCCAGTGTAAAGTTATCATCATCTACTACTGTTACGGTAAATCCGCTTGCATAGTTGAAGCTATTTATTTCTATCATTCCTTCTACATGGTAGAGATAAACGACATCACCAGTAGAAAGACCATGTTCATATGACTCCACATTTGCTGGATTAGCTTGAGTAATATTTTGAATCGTGGAGATAAAATTTAACGGAGGAAGAAAATCAAAATCTACTGTGCTATATGGGCTTGCTTCTGTATTTTTGTAAAATGATAAAGTTCCTGTTACGGTTGGAGATGTCTCGATATAGATATCAATATATGGAAAAACAGATTCTAACCCATCTTGATAAAATGGATTCCATGCAGCAGTTTCAAAAGAGGCAGAAATAGACGTTCCATCATCGGCATTTCCACTCTCTAAAACAAATACTCCACCGCTATAATCGCCACCTACAAACGTTTGATTATTTTGTTGAAAGTAGTAGGAGCTATATGTTTCATCGTTATTAAAATCTAGATAGCGGATATCGTTTCCATCTGGATCTTGAAACCCATTAGCAGCGATCATTTCGTCATATTGATAACTATATCCTTGAACCGCTCTACCCAAACAATTTAATGTAATACTATAGGTTGAGTAAGCTCCTGAGTCATCATCGTAGATAAGAGCTTTTGTCTTGTTCGTGGAACTGGATTGGTCGTTATAAAGTGTCCACCATCTTCTATTGGAATAGTCTCTTAAGCAAAACGTTTGATCAAGATACTCTTGAGACATGTTCTCTACGGTAAAGTTAGATATTTTATCATCTATCCGTGTTGTGTTTACTCCATCTGTAGCTGTAATTCCTCTGCTACCAACACTTGCAATATACCTATCATATTCAACAGATGCCTTCTTACCTTCTAGAGCTCGAAAGTTATTTATCTTTTGCCATCTAAAAGCTTTATTTGGATCAGAAGTTGGAATAAGAGACCAAACAGAATTGGTAAAGAAAACAATGAGCTGATTTTGTAATAGCTGAGCAGAAATAATTTGATCGCTCGTTGCAGCATCAGAATAATCACCTCCTCCAGCTACAGTATCTACCCATCCTGTGGTTTCATCTGGGTTTTGTTTTGCACACCATCTAGCTCTTTGTGGATAGGTAGTTCCGTCTTCATCGGTAAATAGTAAAACAAGTCGTTGGCCGATAGCGAAAAGAAGCTTACACCCATTAATTGGAACGGTAGAAGATGCGCCAGCATATGGAACAAAAGAGGTAACAGTACTGCCATCTCCTTCATAATACCATATTCCATCTTGCGCTGTAGCTCCGCTTCCAGTTAAAGAAACACCATTAGAGAAATAAAGTCTGTTAGCTGATGCTGATGTAGATGTACTGTTCCAGTTGTCTGCCCAGAAATAGTCTGTTGCATCTCCAGTAAATAAAGAGGTAGCCCCACCAGCTGAGTTTTGCAATTGTGTGAAACTTTGAGTCGCTCCACTATATAAATATACACTAAGAGTATCAAAAGCCAAGAACGACTGAGTTCCATCGGCGCTGCTTATGTAATTAGCAAATCCAGTAACCGCGGTTCCATTTGTTAAGTCTGTATCTCCAGTTGGCAAGTAACGATATCCATTCCTTTTTTCTAGATATCCATGTTCTACATGAAAATTATCGAGATCAGTAAAAGAGTCTGGAGGAGCAAGCCACGGATCAACATCAAGCTCTAGTCCCGTTTTAAATGGAGCAATAAGAGGAGATGCTAAATTACTCATGCAGGCACTCCAAAAGCGAACCATTTAATTGTTGCGGTAATACCGACTCCACTTGTATTCAAAATTAATGGTGTAAAAGCAGCAGCGGTAGGAGTTCCGCTTATTCTTTGGTATAGTCTGTTATTAGCAGGTGACCCTTGCACAATAAAGTTCACATAATAGGGAGCTGCACCAAATGCAGTCGGGAAAGATACCGAGTTTCCACTAGTAACCGATTGTGTACGCCACTGAGCAAAAAGACCACCAGGTATAAAAATATTTCCAGAAGCAGCTAACGTAGAAGATCCCTTGCTAAACTGAGTTACATCCCCATTAGAATTAATTCCAAATAATTCCGTATTTCCGCCAGAGTCTTTGCTATATAGACGATAGGTAGATGCAAAAAGAGCTAAATCACCTGCTTGTTCGGTTAAATTAATTCCAGTTTGCGCTAGTGATGTGTCTGCTGTTTCAATGGCATCCCAGTTATTTCTTATATAAGAAGGACCCAATCGAAGTTGCGTTGTATCTGCTGGTAAGGTTTTATCCCACGCCATTACTCTTTTCCTATTTTAGGTCCGATGTAAAATTCTTTTATAATTGACTCTTCTGTATCTGAGCCTGTTGCTTTTGTGCTAAGAGTTGCTGTGCATCCGCTAAGACATACGAGCAAACTAAGTAGCACTATTCCTTTCATTTTCATGATTACCTCAAAATTGTGGTGTCGCTCTTGTATTGAGCAAAGTTTGACACGTTCTCGTTAGGACATAATTTTTTTGTTCTTTATAAAGAGCTGTGATTTCTGCATAAGAATCGAGCTCCCCATAATCAGAGAAAATATTTCTAGCAGCTCCATAAGCAATCATAGGACCCCATTCGCTAAGATCAGGAGTGTCCGTAGCAGCCGTTAAAGCGGTTACCACTGAATAGGCCCCCATTTTTATGATGTATGCTTGATCAGGAACTGGATAAAGCTGAAACTGATTGTTATACATCAAAATAGCTTGCGGTCTACCAGCTTGGAAAATAACATAATTTAGATTGATCTCTTGGCCATTAGAAGGAGCCGTATTAAAAGTAACGTCTACCGTACCATCATTATAGTTGATGGTTGCCGTTCCTCCTTGATCTCCTGTTAATGTGACGTCAGATGTAGTCCAATCTTGGTTGGTATCTTGAAAAAGCTCTACCCCATCATAAATGGTAAGAGTAGCTGGATAGATCGGAAATCCAGTGACAGTAGTGGTAAAGTTTGTTGTGCTCCCATCTCCTGTCCATGGGGTTAAAAAAGTATACTGGAGTGGATTGTTTTCAAAAAAAGCCACCTGATCTTGATACCAAAGCATATCTAAATTATTAGCTGTCGCTGGAGAATCAAAATTAGTATAGGTTGTTTGAGGAACATCATAAAAAGCTTGATTGGTACTAGTAGTAAATTCATAGTAGCCATGCTTTTCTTCTAACTTTACTTCAGCTGGGAAGGTGAGTGTATAATATTTGTTTATGTAGTCATCCAGCTGGGTAGTCGTCATTTCATTTTCAGTATACCTACCAGTAACCTGACGTGTTTTATTTCTAATGTCTGCTAAAGTCCAAGTGCTCATATCAATAACTAAATGTCTGTTTCATTTGAAAACGGGATTTTTGGCCTACTAGCTTTTTAGCCATGCGACCACTTCCATCTGGTTTCCAGTCCCAAATAGGAGTAGATCGGTTTTCTAGATGCCGTGCAATAAATCTTGGCACCTTATATTTTCCTCCATGGAAGAACTGAAAAGAGAAATTGTTTTTTGTATTTCCTACGGTAAATGAATGAGAAAGACCTGGTTCTTCTAAGTTGTTGAATTCAAATTCACATACTTCTCTAAGAAACTTCTCTTCCTTCTCATTCGCTGGTTGCTCACCTGGAATTGGGAGTTTTCGAATTTTTTCTATGTTTTCAGCAATAGAACCACGTTGGGACATCTCTTTACCTCGTGTTGTTGTTTTTATAGAGGGGGCACGAAGCCCCCATCTAACAGTTTTAAACTACAGAGTTAGAACCGAAAGCAACGTAGGTAACTACATCGCTGTTAGCTCCAACAACTCCAGTACCAAAAGTCAAGCCTCGAATAGCTTGGTTTTGAATTGGAATTGCATCTCCGTTTGTATCAGAAACTCGTGTGACTAAACCGCCTGATACATAAGCGCTGTATCCGCTTGATGTGTCAGTAGCAGTTGTAATAGTAGTCGCAGTAACAGATGCAATGGTGTATTCTGCGTTCAACGTAGTTCCTGTTAGGTCATCAGCAACCTCAGTAACCAAGATTGTGTCACCTGCTGCAAATCCAAAAGTGCTTGTGTCATTGACAGTGATGACAGCTGGGTTAGCTGCTGTGATGTTGCTAATTGTTGCGCCAACAGCAGTGCTTTGAGCTAATGGAGTAAATCCATTTGAGCTTGTATAAGCACCACTAGTGACAGTGAAATAAGAGGCATCATCCATAGAAGAATTCCATGAAAAGATGCTTCCTGCGGTTACATTGTAAACAGTGATAGAGTCTACAGTGAAACCGAATGATATATTTGTGGCCGCCGTTCCTGAAGAAGGATTGGTGTAAGTGCCGACTTTCATCTGTGCCATGACAAATCCTCCTTATGAATGGGTTGACATTAGATTAAGCATGAATGCATCGTTCAATATTCTAGCGACAAATGGATGTTGCCAACCTACTGAACCACGCTGGTGCAATGGATCTGCGGAACCTGCTGAACCAAGAGGTTCAACATAAAATTCACCTGTTTCAGAGCGAAGGTGTACAAGTGCATACGCTTCTTTTCCGATGATGAAGTTGTTATAAACCGCAGTTGCAGCACTACTTACACTTCCGACGGATGTATAAAGCCATCTAACATTTCCTGTAGAACCCCATTCCGCATCTAAGACAGTGCCTTGTT